ACTTGATGTGTCTTTTGGGTATTTTAGTATAGAATGGGATAATTTAGTTGGCCTAGATCAAAAATTCTATAGACCTGCGGAAGTAGATTACCTACGTGGCAGATCTACTAAAGCAAGAAATAAACTGGGATGGAATCCAAAATATGATCTAAATGGTCTTATTAAACTCATGATAGATGAAAAGTTAAATGAGAAACTACAGAATAATGCTAGACATATCGAATGTCTTCATTAAAATAAAACACCTATTTCTTAAATCTTATAATAGCCCATTTCCAACTATTTTTATTACAGCCAAGGATCCAGACGAAGCGTGTTTTGAAGCACTAAATGATTTAATTAATATAATCATGAAACAAAATACTTCTATAGAAATGCGAATAGTATGTAGAGACATACGCAGAAGATCTAGAATAGATAAAATATATCAACTATGAAAAGAAATTATGACGATCCAGCATATGAGCAATTTAGAAAATCTGTTCTTAAAAGAGATAAAAGAAAGTGCATGATGCCGGGATGCGGAAAGAAAACGCAACTTCAAGTACACCATATTAAAAAGTGGTCTAGAGCCAGCGCATTGAGATATGAAACTTCTAATGGAATTACTTTATGCAGAAAGTGCCACGACTCTATTAAGGGATATGAACATCAATACGAAAATATGTTTAGGATAATAATTAATGACTTATAAAGTAGCTCCCCCATTCACTGTAATCAAAGACACAAGAGAGCAAGACGGCTATTTCTTTAGCGCGTTCAATACTTGTGCTGGCATGATAGAAGAAAAATTAGATACTGGGGACTATTCCATAAAAGGGATGGAAGATAAAATCTGTATAGAACGCAAAGGTTGCGTAGAAGAACTGGCAATAAACTTGGGTCAAAAGAAACATGCATTCTTAGCAGAAATAGAAAGAATGGAATCGTTTCCACACAAATTTATAGTACTAGAGTTTTCGCTAGAAGATTTGATAAAATTTCCAGAAGAAACTAGAATACCAGTTAAAAATAAAGCATCATTAAAAATAACTGGCAAGTACATGCTAAAATGTCTTTTTGAGTTTCAATTATACAATAATGTTCATATTCTTTTTTGTGGCAATAAATATAATGCTTTTCTCGCAGTTAGTAGTATCCTAAAAAGAGTAAATGAAATGTACACAATAGGGAGGAAAAAATAATGGAACCAGAACTATTGAAAGATTTTCATGACTATGGAGCTAATATTGCCACTAGGGAAATATTTCTTCACAATCATTACCATGCTGAAGATAATCAAAATCCCGGTGTAGAATATAAAATGTCCAATACTTTTATTAAGAACTTAAGAGCATTAGACATGAGAAGCAATGCCAATATCACTATTCATTGTCATAGTATTGGCGGCGAATGGACTGATGGTATGGCAATATATGATGCTATACAGATGTGTAGATCATATGTAACTATTATTATATATGGGCAAGCTGAGTCCATGAGTAGTATTTTTATGCAGGCTGCTGATTATCGTTATATGACTCCAAACGCCCATTTTATGAGTCATTATGGGTCATCAGATATAAATACTGATTATCTAAGTGCAATGAATCAAGCTGATTATGAACGAAAAACTGCCGACACTATGTTTAATGTATATGCTACTAGATGTGTAGAAGGAAAGTTCTTTTATGAGAAATTTGGTAAAAAACCTAGTGTTAAACAAGTAAAACAATATTTAATTCGCAAGCTAAAGTCTGGAGATTGGTATTTAAATGCAGAAGAAGCAGTTTACTATGGTTTTGCTGACTCTATATTGCGTAATTGGCACTTTACAGAATGAGTAAAGACAAGCTTAAAGTAATCGATGAGGCTTGGCTTGGATTAGATGTTATTGATACTGACATCTTTAATCCAATGTCTATACTTAATTCTTCTGATGATGACTTTCATTTGAAGCTTTCTTGGCTGATGAGTAGACCAGAGTATTTATCATTTTTATGTCATCAAATACTCAACATTCAACTGTTACCATCACAATCCTTAATTATCAATGAATTATGGGTTAGAAAGTTCCCTATGCTTGTGGGCAGTCGAGGTCTTGGAAAATCATTTCAATTAGCACTATATTCTATCATTCGCGGGATGCTATTACCAAAAAGGAAAATTGTTATTGTTGGTGCCGCATTTAGACAGTCAAAAGTGTTATTTGAATATATGGAAACTATATGGCGTAACGCCCCAATGTTAAGAGATATGTGTGATAGTAATAGTGGTCCAACCAGAGATGTTGATCGCTGCACTATGAGAATCAATGAGAGCGTCATAACTTGCTTGCCTCTTGGCGACGGACAGAAGATTAGAGGCCAAAGAGCAAATGATATTATTGCTGACGAATTTGCTTCTATTCCTAGAGATATCTTTGAAAATGTTGTCGCCGGTTTCGCTGCCGTAAGTGCAGATCCAGTTCAGAATGTTAAAAGAATGTCAGCTAAGAAAAAAGCTGCTGAACTAGGCATAGAGTTAGAAACTGAAGAAGACAACCCAGAAATCAAAGATAATCAAATTATACTATCTGGCACAGCATATTATGACTTCAATCACTTTGCAACATACTGGAAAAAGTGGAAAGCCATTATCAAGAGTCGCGGAAATATTGCTAAATTGACAGATGTATTTGGCGGCGATAAGCCCCCAGAGACATTTGATTGGCGTCAATACTCTATAATAAGAATGCCGTATGAACTTTTACCAGCAGGCTTTATGGATGCTGACCAAGTAGCAAGATCAAAAGCTACCGTACATGCTGGTATTTATCAGATGGAATATGGCGCTTGCTTCACTAGAGACAGTCAAGGATTCTTTAAAAGATCACTAATAGAATCTTGCGTAGTTGGCAGTGATGAATATCCAATTAAAGACTCAGCTGGAAATACAATTAAGTTCGAAGCTACGCTAATCGGAGATAAAAATAAACGATATATTTTTGGTGTTGACCCAGCATCCGAAGTAGATAATTTTAGCATTGTTGTTCTAGAAATTAATGGAGATCATAGAAGAATAGTACATTGCTGGACTACTACTAGGCAGGAACATAAAGAAAAAGTTAAAAAGGGATATGCTAATGAAAGTGATTTCTATGCATATTGTGCCAGAAAAATCAGAGATTTGATGAAACTTTTTCCATGCGTTCATATTTCTATGGATGCGCAGGGAGGCGGAATTGCGATAATGGAATCTTTACATGATCACGATAAAATAAAGGATGGCGAGTTGCCAATATGGCCTATAATAGATGATAATAAACCAAAAGATACTGATGGAGAACGTGGCTTGCATATCCTTGAAATGTGCCAATTTGCTAAATATGAGTGGCTATCAGAAGCAAATCATGGTATGAGAAAAGATTTTGAAGATAAAGTATTGTTATTTCCATTTTTTGACTCTGTAACTTTAGGTTTGTCCAACTCTGAAGACGGTCTTAAAAATAGGATGTATGATACGCTTGAAGAATGTGTCATGGACATTGAAGAACTTAAAGATGAATTATCTATGATACAGATGACACAGACAAATAGCGGAAGAGATAGATGGGACACTCCAGAAGTTATCGTTGGAACTGGCAAAAAGAGTAAAATGAGAAAAGATAGATATTCTGCTCTTTTGATGTCTAACATGGCTGGCAGAACTATACAACGCACTCCAACCCCAGAAGAATATCAGTTTTATGGAGGTTTTGCAACTGGTGGCCACACTCCAGAAAAAAATGATGAGAGGCTATATAGTGGCCCAAGCTGGTTCTCTGATCACATGAAAGATGTGTATTAAAAAGTAGCATTCCAATTACATTCCAATTAAGGGAAAACCATGAGCGATGACATGATAACTTGGTCTGATGATGACTTTTCTAGCAAATCTAACGCTATGGAAAAATTGTCTGACAATATTGATGCATATTCTGGTTTAAATAAATCTTCTGCAAGTAGTGCCTATAGAACATTTATTGACATTGAACCAAATAGGTCAGTAAGGCCCGGTTTTAATAAGCTAGATTATTACGCATTCCGACAAACAGAATCTGTTCCAAATCAGCAACGTCGAATCATCAAGATGTGCATGGATGCTTATGATAAAGTTGGAATTATAAGAAATATTATTGATTTAATGGGTGACTTTGGAAGTCAAGGCATAAGTATAGTTCATCCCAATAAAAGTGTTGAAAAATTTTATCAACAATGGTTTAAGAGTGTAAATGGCAAAGAAAGATCTGAAAGATTTTTAAACAATCTCTATAAGACCGGCAATGTAATTATGTACAGAAGTTTTGCCAATGTTACTCCAGAACTTGAAAAATATATGAAATCTTTAGCTAAAGATATCAAGGTAGAAGTTCCTAATGTAAAACAAAATCAAATTCCTTGGAGATATAACTTCTTTAGTCCTCTAACTGTAGAGATGAAAGAGGGCAAACTTGCACTTTTTATGGGAATATCAAATTATACCTTAAGTGCTGGAACATTTTTAGATACATTTGCTGGCGGCACCATACCAAATGATGTTCTTGACAGCCTTCCGGTTGATATTAAACGCGCGCTAATGAATAAAGAAAAAAGAATACCTCTTGACTCAGAAAGACTATGCGTATTTCATTATAAGAAAGATGATTGGCAGATGTGGGCTAATCCAATGATATATGCCATTCTTGATGATATCATTATGTTAGAAAAAATGAGATTGGCAGACATGTCTGCTCTGGACGGTGCTATATCTAACATCAGACTTTGGACTCTTGGAAATCTTGAACATAAGATTTTACCAAATAAAACAGCTATTAATAAATTACGTGATATTCTAGCCAGTAATGTTGGTGGTGGCACAATGGAATTAGTTTGGGGGCCAGAACTAAGCTTCAAAGAATCAAGCAGTGAGGTATACAAGTTTCTAGGTTCAGAAAAGTATACCGCCGTACTCAATAGTATATATGCTGGATTAGGTGTACCGCCAACGTTAACTGGTATGGCTACAAAC